TAATCTGATTTTCCTGTAAAGTTTAATTCTGTATCTGTTGGGTAAGGTAATTTAAAATCCATTCGTATTTTTTAATTTTTGATTTTCTTGTTTTAAACTATCAATTGTTAATTCTAATCTAACAATATGTGCGGTAAGTTCTTCAACCTTTTTGGATAAGTCATCAATAACCACCTGATAAATCCTAATAGACTTTTCAAGGTTCTCTAAACGACCACCTTCAATTTCATTCTGTGATTTTTTGTATCCGACAAAGTAACCAATTAACGTGGTTACAACTGTCAATATAATTTGTTCTATCATATTATATTATATTAATGACAATCAGAACAAGGAGGGTCATAGTGGTCCATTTCAGACCATACTCTTACACTCCTATTCAATTGGTCTCTACTATAACCATATCTTGTTGTATGATTAAGATAGATTGGTGAATTGTACTTAGCAGTCTTATCAGGTATCATACCATCTATTGTTGAATAAGTTAGGTAGTCAGGGAATAAGTTTTGACCTAAACCTGTCATCAAATAATCAAGCAATCTCATTTTATAAAAATCTGAACGTTGTTGTTGAATGGTACGAAGATATTTCATCGTTTCAATATCAACACCTGTTGCTGATTCCATATCACCAACCACAATTGCACGATTCATCGTTCTATAATGTAGGTGAGGTATCATTTCAAAGTACGCAGTTTGAATCAAATATGGTGAGATAAAATCATTTACCAATGTTAACTCATCAGAATTAAATGTATTACCTGTTGATGATACTTGTGATAATAAATGATTATAGAATCTTGATCCTAATAATGTCTGTAAATGAATATCTTGAGCGATACCTATTTCTGCTCGTATGGTATCCATATCAACATTTTTGTTAATGTTGGTGAATGCCTTAATTTTATTCTCAGATATTAATAATGTATTAGCCATATAAAATTAGTTTGTTTCTTCGTCTCCTAAATAAACACTACATTCTTCTTCTGTTAATCCGTATCCACTCATTAACATATGTATTGCTTGTCCTCTTGTTATTTTTTCTTTGTTATATTCTCTTACAATTCTTAATAGACCTTGATATTCTCTGCCAGACAATTTCTTGATATTCTCATTAATTGGTGTAGACTCCGCCTCAACAGATGTAACTGGTTTATCAATAACCGCAGGGTTATCGGTAACATCACCAGTTAAAAATAATGATAATGGTTTAATTTCAAATGTTGTTGGTCTTTGGAATTTAAGTGAAATCAACTTATTGAATGTTGGTAATAATTGATATTGGTATGGTTGAATTACCATCTTTCTAAAGTACTCTGAATGGTCCACAATCTCCGCTCTTGACCCTAATTTACCTGCGGTGGATATACCATATAACTCACCTGAAGAAACCCTGTGAGCGGAAAGAATTGTACGAACAATATCCTCATAAATTGCTTGGTAATAACCATCGTTTGCCGATGTCTGTATTTGGGTTATTTCAGGTCCTAATTCCTTACTTTCGTTGAAAGAGATGATTGGTCTACCTGCGTTGTTTACAGATGAAAATTGGGACTCTAATGCTCTTGTAACAAGTCTTTGTTCTTCCTCGCCAGGAATACCATTATTCATATTAATCCAAAGTGATGGCATCATACCATTCTTTAGATTGTTTGCGTGATACTCTTTTATATTAACATCAATCTCAATAGCGGCAAGACCACCTGAATAATCAGGGTGTGGGTAGTAAGAATTAGACGGAGTATAAGATTTATAATAATATATCTGAGATGCTCCACCTTCGTTTTGATTGAATGAATCATATTCTTCTGGTACAAACTTTTTGGTATTTAACCAATCTGCTGAGTAATAAAACTTTTCAATTTCATCTGTTTCAGGATTTATTTTTCCACATCTAAGTCTACTATAATCAATATGGTAAATCTCAGCAATACTTTCTCTGTCTCTTGACCATACCACATTTAATGCGTAACCACCAAACAGAACCAAATCCAACGCACATTTATGATATACATCATAAACATTCTCCTTTGGATTGATTAGATTAATTGTTGCCATTGGATTGTTTAATGAAACAATTCCATCACCACAAATCTGTTCTTTTTTTGAAATTATAACTGACTTATGTATAGCACAATTTTGGTATCTTGAAATTAGGTATTGTGGCATCATATTATTTTCACCATAATAAACCCAGGGATATCTTTGAAATACTTCATTGAACACAGGTAACAATGGTTCCTGTGTAAAATTCATTTTCCCTAATTGATATTTTTGTTTTTCTTCACTCATAAATTATTCTTGTATGTATATGTAATTGTTATTCTCCTCATCATTTGAAATGTATTGTGTGAAAGTATTACCTTGTTCTGTGGTACCATCTAACCTCGCCATACCTGTATAAACTAATTGTGTACCATTACCATATATTTTCAATTGGTACTGTCCTTCGTAGTTTAAATCGTTTGCAGCAAAGTTTAATATAATTTCACAATACCTATCATTCTCACCAAACTGAGCATTGTTTGAAGTACTAATTGTATATGTCTTTTCCTCCTGACTTACGATATGAAGAAAGGTCAAAGTATAACCAGAAAAATCCGTTCTTGAGTTATTATTGATGTTTAATACTAACGTATTAGATTGTCCTTTATTTAATATAATCATAAGATATGTTGTATATATTAGTAAATATAAAAAAATTCATCTTGAATTGGTATGGCATAAAAAAAGGGGACATAGGTCCCCCTTAAATTATTTAGATATAGAATATTCAGTCTTACGACTTACTATTATCCACTAATGATTGCACCGAACACTGAAGTAATTACTGCCTCTGGAGTAGAACCTGCGCCAGACAATACTCTTGCTGGTTCAGCTTCTTGTGCCGTGAAAATTAATTCAAATCCGTTACGATCTCCCAATGCCAAACCTGAAGTTGCAGCACCACCTGATAAGTAAGAATAGTTAACTTGACCTAAAACGTAAATTGTGTCATTTTGGTCAATTGCTAAAATCTGTAAATTATCATTTTGTCCTAACACTTTCAATTTGTTTCTCTTTTCTTGGTCGTATTTAAACAATACAGCAGTTAGAACTTGTTCCCAATAAACGGTTCCATTTTCGTAACTCTTTGTTGTGTTTTGTGCCAATGAAGAAGTATTTCTTTTAAGTTCAAATCCGTAGTAAGTAGTGCCAGCGGTTGATGTTGCACCAGTTACAGCACCGTCAGCGTCATATGTATAACCTGAAGTGTATCCTGAACCACCAGCAACATAAATCTTTTTAATACCACCTATACTATCGGAACAACCTAACGCTTCTCCTGAAGTTATAAAACAGCTCATATTTTTTATATTTAATTTGTTTTGTTTATTTTTTTTAAAAGGGGGATTTTACTCCCCCCTTAATATTTTTAATTACTATAATCCGTTAGTTGCGAAGTAAGCAGTTGAACCAAACTTGGCGATTGTTACACCATAGTTGTAGTTTGCACGTAAGCGCAATTCATCTGTATCCCTGCTATACCAAATTACTAATTTCTCGTGGTCAGACAATAAGTCAAAACCTACAACGATATATTCACGTGGTCCGATTACTACTTGGTTAGAACTGTTCAAACCAATAGTTGGAACGATTTTTACGTTAGTTGAAGGATGAGTGGCTTCTAACATTGAAGTAATATCAGTAGAACCGATATAGTTCATAAAGAAGTTAGCCTTAACCAATGATTGTACATATAAACGGAAGTTACTGTAAGACATAAACACAACTAAGTCTTCACGAGACATTGCGTTGTCATCTAATGCGTTGATTAATTTATCAACTTCAGTGATTGGGTTACCGTTAGAACCGTATGCTGCGGTTGGTGAGAAAGTTGTACCTGATGCAGATACAGCGATACCTGTTTGACCTGATGCAATTAAAGTCTTCAAACCATTGAAACAAGATGAACCTGTTGTTGCTTGCCATAATTGTTGTTCAATTCTTTGTTGAATTTGTAAAACTTTTAAGTCAGCGATTTGTGCTTCAAACGGAACAGTCTCAGAAGTTTGACCTGGTGCCATTAACATTGATTGGTATGTATCATACAAATCTTTGTAACATAGTGCCTCGTTGTACTTCTCAGGACAAGTTGTAATGTTTGATTGAGTGAAGGTAGTTGTACCAGATGGAGACCATCCGCAAGTACCATCTTGGAAATACGCAGTTGAGTTTAAAAGGTTTAACGCCTGTGTCCCTTTTATGCCGAGACGAACATTGCTGTATTTTGCGGTCGTTCCTCCGATCAATGCTTTTGAAAGTAATTCACCACCTACTTGGTCAACGTAACTACCGATTGTTGCTACGTCATATGCGAATTGTTCTTTTGATAAAATTTTCATAATTCTTTTATTTTTTTTTTTATTTGTTATTTTTTCTTAATTCAGCAATCATATCTAATTTAGATTGAAGTGCGTCCTCATTATTATTTGTTGATTTATTAAAATCTGTTTTACCGTTAGCAATCTTTTTACCTGCTGGTTCTGATTTAAATTTACTGAAGTCAGCCTTAACTTCTTCAACCTTTTCTTCCATCTCTTTCATCTTTTGAGATACTTTTTCCATCATATCTTTTAGTAATGAAACGATTTCTTGGATTGGGTCTTTTGATTCAACTTCAATTTCTACTTCTGGTTTTTCTTCCATTGGTAAATCTTCCATTTGCTCTTCAGCAATTTTTTCTTCTACCATTGCGATAACTCCTTCTTTGGTTTCTACCTTTGTTCCATCTTCTAATGTGTGTACACCATCTGGTGCTGGCATTTCCCCTTCTTCAGTTACTACAACGACTTTAGCACCCTCAACAAGTGAATCACCTTCAACTCTGATTTGAGTACCATCTTCCAATTTTGCGTCAACAAATATTTGTTGAACCTTAATGATTTTACTGTTTTTAACTTCTATTTCAAAGTTTTCAACTAATCTGAATTTACCATCTTCTAATGCTACTCTTTCAAACTCATCACTTAAACGAGTGATTGACTCACCTACTTTAAGTTCTGATGCTTCAAGGATTGTATTGTCTTCCAATTTGAAAGACTTTAAAGATGCGTCATCGGACATAAAACCAAACTGTTTCATTAACTTCTTGATTTCGTTAATTGCTGTTTTTGAATTTGACATAGTCTGTTTTAATTGTTTTTAATTTATTTGTTCTATTAGTAAATATGGAATTATATATATATTCTCATTTTAGTCTTTAATATTTTTTAATATGTCAACAACTTGTTTAAGGAACATCTCCTCCATACAGAATTGTGCTACCTCCTCAAAGTATCCTGATACACTAAATCCATTCAATTCACCTTTCTTAACTTTCTGCCAAACCTCATCATTACGTACCTTCATTGATACAAACCAAGTTCCAATAGGTAATTCGGAATAACCGTATTTGTTGCTCTTGTCTTCCATATCCTCTTTAATCCAAGACTCAATTACATAAACATCTTTTACCGCGTTACCATTATGATTCTCGTCATTATTATCAGTATATTTGTTTCTCATATACTTTTCCATAATCATCTTGATTGTTTTTGAACTGAAGAAAACAAAGTAAGGATTACCTTTTGAATCTTTACGGAATATCTTTAAGTCAGGAACCATTGCTGGTCCTACAACTATTCTCTTTTCATCATCTGTTGCGAACTTTTGTTTTGACATTTTCTCCCTGTCAATTGATTTGATTTTAGACTCAGACCAACTTAGTGCTGATTTACCTCCCCAACTATCGTACATCAATTTACCACATCCATCATCGTAACTCTTTGAACTATCTAAGTCTACTTCGTGTCTTGATAGGTAACTGTACATTCTTTTGATTGTATCCTCTGAGATTGGTTCACCTTTAGCAAGTTGATTAACTCTCATTTTTCCAACGGGAGTACCACAAGAACCCCATCCATTTTCCTCAACATATTTCAATACCGCCTTAGCGTTGTTCTTAATACTATCAGGATAATCAGAATAATTTTCAAATAGAGTTGGTTTTGTTAATGACTTTGATATAGTATTACCTGTCTTTCCTGTAACACCAGGATCAACGTAACCACCAATACCACCAACATCATAACCCATATTATATTCAGATGCGTTGTCATAACCACATTTGTTACACATATATGGTTTATCACCACCATCTTCCATAACCCAACTATGTTGACATTTTTTACATATTATTAATTCATCTGCGTGATATAAATAAACACTATCTTCTGAATGAACAGCACCCGTCATTAATCTACCA